TACAGTTGGCGGGCCAGGAAGACCAAAGGGAAGCCTAAGTCTAACAACAAAGATTAAGCAGATATTAGAAGATAACCCGCATCAATTACAATCACTTATTAGACAAATACTAGAGAAACACCCAGATTTAGTATGGAAGATGGTAGATGGGATGCCAAAGCAATCAGTAGGACTCAACGGTAATCTAGAAATCGGATGGACACAGAAACCAAAAGAAGAATAGATATCCCATATGAGCCGAGAGATTGGGCGATAGTTCATTTGCATAACAGAATAGATAGATTCATAACCCTCGTAGTTCATCGTCAAGCTGGTAAGACAGTAGCAACGATTAACCACCTGATTAGAGACGCGGTTAGGAATCCAGCCAAGAAATTTGCTCACATATCTCCTAGCTATACAATGGCAAAGAGAAATGTCTGGGACTATCTTAAACATTACGCTGGAGTTATTCCTAACATGAAGTTTAATGAGCAGGAATTATCAGCAGAATTTCCTAATAGTAGCAAAATCTATTTATTGGGAGCTGACCAGCCAGACTCATTGAGAGGTATGACACTAGCAGGAGTAGTCTTAGACGAGTTCGCGCTTCACAAGAAGAACTTATTCGGTGAGATTATCCTGCCGATTCTCGCAGTAGAACATGGATACGCAATTATCTGTGGAACACCAAAGGGAAAGACAAACCATCTCTACAAATACTATGATAAGCAGGACTGGTATGCAGCCAAGCTTAATTATCTAGAGACTAATGCATTGTCTGAGCCTGAGATTCAGGAGCAGAGAGCAAATATGTCTCTAGCAGAATTCAGCCAAGAGTATGAATGTGAGTTCCTAGAAGGTTCCGACCACAGTTACTTCGATAACTATGACCAGGTATGCATCCTAGACTACGGTGCAGAGCCAGCATCGGGCCATGAATACCTATTAGGAGTAGACCTAGGCTGGAAAGTAGATTATACAGTGCTCACAGTATTCGAAAGATATACCAATAGGATGGTGTACTTCGAAAGAGTCCAGTATGACTGGGTAACAACCAAGAGAATCATCAGTGATATTAGCCATAAATATAATAATGCTACTGTCCTCTGTGATTCTACCGCAACCCAATCAGTATTCGTTGATGAGCTTAATAGCATAGGATTATCAGCAGAAGGCTATCCATTTAATCACAAGAGCAAGGCAGAGTTAATGAGAAAGCTGCAGAGTTATATCAGCCAGAAGTACATATCAGTCATGAAGATACCAGTCTTGATGGAGGAACTCAAAGAATTCCAATATCCAGACTTATCTGCCCCAGTAGGATTACATGATGATGCAGTGTGTAGTCTCGCTCTGGCAGTGTGGAAGCTAGAGGTGCCAGTTTCAGCCAGACCAGGAGCATTCATACCAGATTACGTATGGACTCAACCAAAATATGATCCAATTAGAATATAATGATACAAATTCCCGAACAAGATAAGAAAATAATAGCAAACATCCAAAGAAAACTATCCGATAATGAACTCGGAATTGTCTGGATAACTCAAGGACTAGAGATTGCTACGAAGGAAGCAGTCCGCCAGGCTAAGAGATTCTATCACTCAGCCTTTAGAGATATGACCAGTGAAGATAAGGTTTTCTGGCCATTAGTAAAGTCATCAGTAGATAGCATTGTAGCTAATGTAGACTTCGATTTGAAGGATATTAGCGTAGTGCCGAACTATGATGGCTATCATGCCACAGGATTACTCATGTCTGAGTTGCTCCGCAAGGAACTCAAGCGTAAGCAATTCGGTAAGTTGATGAATGAAGCAGAAGTCAGCTATGTCCGTGATGGCACCGTAGTGGTTAGAACGTGGGAAGAAGGCGGAGAGCCTATGTCTATGTGTGTAGACCTAGAGAATTTCTTCACAGACTTTAATACTTCCCGCCCTAACTGGTTCTTAGAAAGAGTAACAGTACCTAAGGATGCAATTCCTGATACATGGAACAAAGAAGCGTTCACCAATGATGGTGCTACTGTCTTTCCTAGTCTTGGTATACAGAATCCAGACAATGTAGTGGCTTATAGATTCGAAGGACTCATGCCCCGTGGCTGGATTAATGGCGCAGCGTCAGACAAATCACCCGTATGGGGAATGATGTGGGTTACTGGAGTAGAACAAAACTCTCCGTACATCCATGTTCGTAAGATCCTCGGTAAGTCACGGGAAGATTCCAGCTACACCTTTGCACAGTACACGCCCAATGACGCAAGATTCATTGGCATGGGCGTTCCTGAAGCACTCAGACACCTACAGCAATACGCTAACTTGCTCATCAATAATCGTGTAAGACGTGGATCATTGGCCTCACAAGGCATGCTCACCGTTAAGCGTGGTGCAGGAATTTCACCAGATATGGTCGATAGGATGCGCCATGGTTTGGCCATCCCAGTAAACAATGTCGGTGATATTAGCCAGCTACCAGTACAAGATGTATCGAATGCATCATTCAACGAAGAGTCTTCTATCCTCAGTCAGGCTAACCAGCTTACTGGAGCAACAGAAGTATCTCGTGGTGCCATCGAAAAGTCTGGCGTAACCCTTGGAGAAGCACAGCTTGCGGCAGGCTTCTCATCAAAGAGATTTGAGTTCCACCGTGAACAGCTAGGATTTATGTTCCAGCGCATCGTTCAGAAGTGGTATGACATCATCATGAAGAACATGAATGAACAGGAAGTTGTTCGTGTAGCAGATGAGAACATTAGAACAGAACTCTCAAGAGAACTCGGTACACTGGATCGTGCAGCGACAGTACAATCTGCACTTCAGACCGTTGGCCCACAGGGAGCGATGATGGCAGCACAGCAATTCCCGCCAGAATACTTTGCACAGCAGAGATTCAAAGCGAATGAATTCAGACTACTCAAGGATCGCGTTATGCAGGCAGAATGTCTCGTAGATATTACAGTAAATGATGAGGAAGTTGATAAGTCACAATTGGCTGGCAATCTCGTACAGGTTCTGCCAATGGTACAAGGACAGGAACAGCAGGCTATTATCTCCAGACTCTTCGATATCCTAGGTATTGGTAATTATAAAATGACACAATAATGAGCATAAAAGATTTATTCGAAGGAGACGGAGCATATGAGGCGAAAGTAAAAGAACTGAATGATCGCATGGAAGCAATTGTCGCCGCTACAGAGAGTATGGCTAAGGCATCGGTAGAGCAGTACAAAGAGAAGGCAGACTGGGTTACTGAATCTGGTATCGATATCACAAAAGTAAAGCCAGCGCTCATTAAGCAATATATTGATGGAGCCAACACAGAAGATCTGGCACCAAGAAGCGTCTCAGATGTTGCTCAGAATGATATGAAGATAAAACAGTTATCAAGAGATGCGGCAGGAGGGAGTGAAGAGGCACAGGTTAAGCTAGTAGAAGCAATGGGTTTAGCTAAAATATAAACATGACAAGACTAATTGGACCAAATTTAGAAGATAAGTTGGCAGAAGATAAGAAGATTACTGAGGCCCAGGAAGAAGCTTTCCGCACCGTAGAGAAGATGGTGTTGGCAGAAGCCGAAGCCCCAGAACAAGGATTAAAAGAAGCAGTGATTGCCGAGGTTAGAAAGACTCCAACAGATAGTTGGATGCTTCCTAAGCTGGAGACACTTTAATACATGGCCACTAACCCCCAATACGTAAGATATCAGGGCGAGAATAACGTATACGATACTGCTACTGGCAAGATCGTAACGTATGCTGAGGCCCAACAGAAGAATCTCTTTGCACCAGGGGTTATTAAGGACATAACAGGTGCTAATCCGTATGCTTCTCAGCCAATAACTCAGGCATCATTTAGCGGCCAGACACTGACCCCATATGAAATGAGTCAGATTAAGCCAGTACAAGCAGCCAATACGAACACAAACCTAGATAAAGGTGCTACTACAGCGAATACTTACCTCAATAATGTAATCACTGCAGCAAATGTGAATCGTAACTATGACAAGGAGATAGCAGATGTGAACGCAGCACTGGCTTCAGCTAAGAAAGTATCACAGGGACTAGAAGATACTCAGCTATTTGCTACGAAAGACATCGCAAACAACCCAGACTTTACTCAGACACTGGCACAGCGCAGAACAGCCTTCTTGTCTTCACCGCAGAGTCCGCTTTGGGAAGAAAGAATTCTTGCCCAGCGTGAACTGCAGTCAGCAGTAGAGAATCAGAATGCTCTATTCACTAGAATAGATAGACAGACAGCATTAGATAATGCTTCATTCCAGAAGGCTCTAGATATATTTAATATTATGAAGCCAGATATCAAGCAATATGCCGTAGACAAGAACGGAGATATGGTTGGTCTGGTTTATGATCCTACTACGAATGGATTCAGTTCACAGACACTTATCGAAGGAGTGGATCTGCCAAAGGGCAAGTATACGAATGCAGATATCCAGGTTACAGCAAATGGAACCTATTTCTCTGGAATTGATGCGGCAACAGGAGAGCCAGTATTCAAGAAGATTAGCAATGTAACCAATCAGGCAGCTACTGTCCCAGGCTTAACAGTCCCATCAACTGGCGCGAATGCTCCGTACGCAGATGCATTGGCAAACGTGTCAGCATATCTGCCCGCAGATCAGGCCAAGAGAGCACAGGCTACCGTCTCAGACTATCTGACCAAGGGAAATACCGCAGGAGCAAAGCAGTATCTACAAAATCTTGTCTATTCAGCGGTTCCTGCAGCACAGCAGAGCGCAGTTATCGGTAGATTCCAGGCACTCAATAACCTCAGCGATGTACAGTCTGCATTGGCAGAATATACAGCAGCAGGAGGAAATACGAATCTTCTTACTGGTAAAGTAGAAGAATTCGCCCAGAAAGTTGGAGTTACAAGTAATCCAGAACTAGCAGCAATAGCAAATAGAATCAATCTTTCTATCCAGGCATACAGACAGGCAATTTCTGGTGCAGCATTCACAGAATCAGAAACTAAGCAGTATAACGCGGCATTCCCATCAACAGGAAATGTAAAGGAACTGAACGAAGCTAAGATTAAATCACTGCAGGCAGCATTCAACGCGAACAACAAGGCTATTGTACAGCAGTACATTGGTCCTTCTAACTATGATGCGTTGTTCGGTACGAGCACAGCGGCCCCAGCAGGGAATAATATCGGAAGCCAGTTCGTCAACAGTAACCCGCTAGGAATATAATGGATCCAGAAGAACTACGCAAAAGAATATTAGCGAAGTATCCTACTGCAACAACTGAAGACGGAATCAAATACTATGATCTGTCTGCAGATGAACTAGCACGTAGAGTAGTCGCAAAGTACCCAAAGGGAGTAACCTCCGATGGTATTCCTTATGCAAATTTCCTTAAGAAGGATGATAGAAATTTCTTTGAGAAGGTATCGGATACAATGATCAAAGTAGAGAACGCAGTCGGTGAATTCACTGGTGCCAAGACACTCATTGAGAAGGGCGTAGGAGAGATTGCACGTAGACTGCCTGGCGACTCAGCACTGGAGCGTGGTGCAGAGGCAACGACACTGCCGACGACAGGGCAGACAGCAGGAGCAGCACTCAAGCTTGGTTCGTTCTTTATTCCTGGCTCTACCGTAGTGAGACTCGCAGCGACGGGTTATGCACAATCTGCTGGCAGTCAGTTAGAAGAGGGTAAGGGGATCAAATCGCTATACAGTCCAGAGACGGTAGCCACAACAGCACTGTCGGTAGCAATTCCAAAAGCGGTACAATTGGGGATATCAAAACTATATGCACCAGCGATAGAAAGATTGTCAGGATTGTCAGACGACGCGCTCAGCAGGGTCTTTAAGAACGCAGACAGTCCACAGATGCTAGGGAAGATACTAAAAGAAGAGAAAGTAATACCAGAAGGATATACCAATGTTAGAGATTATGGGTTCAAGGGATTTGTAAGAGATCTTGTTGGTGGTGTTAGAAGAGGAGAGGGCGGTGGATACACAGCATTTAGAGCCGCTATGGGGGCCGTGAAAAGCATAGGACTATTCATACATCCGAGCATTCCAGCGGCCGTATCAGCAACAGATATTGCTACAGCCCCGATCATCAATGTTAAGGCAGCCATAGCACTGGGTAAGCTAGCCCCATATTGGAATGACTTTAACCAGGTAGCAAGAAACGCGATACTTAGTACGATAGATAGCTTCAACGAATAATGGATATAACTAGATTAAAAGATTTTTATGGCGGGAATACAGTAAACGAGAGAGATCGTCGTCTTGGGGTTGCTTATAACCTAGAAGATGTAGATATCTTTAGCAGTCCTGCCTACATGCAAGCTAATACTATCTGGGCAACAGACATTTTTAGCTCTCCGCTCACATCTATTACTCGTTCTGGTTCTACTGCAACGGCTACAAGCACAAATAATCACCCATATATTACTGGAGACACCATAACCGTCAGCGGGGCGAACCAAGCAGAATACAATGGAGTGTTCACCGTTACCGTCACTGGGGTAGCTACATTTACATATACAGTTACTGGAACGCCAGCAACTCCAGCCACAGGAACACTAACATCAAGTAGCTCTATCTTCCGCAGAAAGATACGTGGATATGATCTGTCTGAAGCAGATGATCTCTACATGCTCACGCAGTCTGGTGACGGTGATGCAGAAGTGTGGAAACTGGGAACCGCTTCAGCCACAGCACCAGGGGCTTGGACATTCTTCTTTGAATCAGCCAACGATGTGCACCCAAATTCTACTCCTGCATGGCACAAATGGGCCTCAGGTGCAGACTATCTATACTATCCGACCATCTCTGGCACTACAGTTACGCTACGCAAGCTAGGAGATCTCACAACGGCATCAGAAACATCTATTGGAGTCCTTACTGGATTGTCAGGATCTTCAGACAGATGTCAGATGAAGAGAGCATTTGGAGAACTATTCGGACTTAACGGAAATTATATCTTCAAAGTTGGTAATGATGGTACATTCACAGAAAAAGCATTCACATTGCCGACTGATTTAACTGCGGTATCTATGGATATCCGTGGAGATCTGATGTACATCCTATGTAAGTATGTTAACGCGGGTGTTAACAAGTCTCGCATTGTAGTCTGGGATCTATCATCTACGTCTCAGCCAGTGCAACTCATCGATATTCCCATGGGAGGTCCGCAGTGGATCGTAAACCACCAGGACATGTTGAGATTGCTCTGTGCGAAAGTACACCTTGGCAGAATTTTTGAGATACAAGGTGGATATATCCCCGTCGTTACACACGAGATCCTAAACATGCAGCTAGAAACAGCAGCACAGTCAGTATCCCCAGTTTCATGTCTGCAGATTGATGACAAGAACGTACACTTTGCACTTTATAAGACAGACAAGTGTGGAATGTATGCGCTTGGCAGGACAGAAGACGGCTATCCATTGGCGCTCTGTCTGTTCCGCAGATGGGCAACTACAGATTACCAGCTACACACACCACGTGCTCACTTTATTGTGAACTTTAATGTCTACGGCGCATTCTTAGATAATGCGACAGAGAAGAGCGAGAGATTAGAGGGAAATGCTGGACCAACACGATCTGCAAATGCTGTTTATGAATCTATATTCCTAGACTCAAATGCGATAGATATCGTGAAAGACTGGAAGGGATTTATCCTTACTACAAAGCCGCAGACGAATGCAGACATATCACTTACTGTTGATGCGATCGTAGATAATGGTTCTGGCTATATCGCTGGATCCACATTCACGCTTACCACCTCTAACGATTACACGGTGGCTGGATCTACAGAGAATACCTATTGGCAGAGATTTTGGAACTCAGTGGTCGGCAGACTTCTGCGTGTCAGAGTTCGCTGGAATAACGCATCATTCTCATCAACTGCATTACCAGTATATTCGATCAGTGTATTAAGTGAGAATAGACCAATAATCTAATGACAGACATCGATCCATTCATTGATACAAGCTTACCAGCCAGAGTTACAAATCTGGAGAATGCTTTGGGCACACACGTAGCCGATGCATATGCTACTCGTTTCCCACACACATTTGAGGATACTATCTTCACTTATGATGTTGTAGTGGCACCGAATGATGACCTAACCACCCAATATCATAGGGTCATAGACGCTGTGAACGATGGATTTAGTTCTATTTTCGTAAGAAACGGAACCTATATAGAGAATACTGTCATCGATGTAAACAATTCTGGGGTTAAGATAACGGGAGAGACCAGGGACGGAGTTATTATTCAGAAGACTACAGACGCAGACAAGGAGCTATTTAACCTCGACGGGACAGACTTTGGAATCAGCAACCTGACGATAGAGGCTTATTATGATGGGACAAACAATACAGATATGATTCTATTCGATGTTAACGCGAGTAGATTAACCGTTAAAGGATTAACCGTAAAATATATCGGGACACTAACGCAGGACAGCAACGTAGACGACACCGCGTTGTTTACTGGAACAGCCCTCGCCACAGGACACAATATATCCGATGTTGTACTCGACTATTCTGGCATGACGATAACAGATACAAATATTAACCCAGGACTCAGAACCTCATTTTTTGAACTAGACAACAGTAAGATAAGTAATATCACAGCAACATTCACTGGAATAACAATAGGAGGATCAATAGATGTTCTGTCCTATCCGCTCTCTGATGATTGCGACAATACGCTGTTTGAAAATATTTCTATTATTGCAGACACAGAGAATGTCGAGGTTGAGATGTTGTCACCAGACGTTGCGCCGAGATCGAGGGTCCAATATGAGCTTTTATTCATTAAGGCAATGAGAGTAAGTATGTCTGGAACATTCACAGCGTCCACATTCGTAAACAATGGTGTGAATCCGTTTACATACGACGGCACAGTTTTTCCGTCTGGACAATCTCATTGTTTCGTGACCTCAAGTTCAGACGAAAACAATATTAATGGATGCACGTTTGTGACGGACGACACATTTCTACAGTTTCTTGCTAATGGAGATCGCGATGTTGTTACAAACAACAGATTCTACGGTGGTAGTAATTGCAATATATTAAGACCAACTACAATCTTTTCGAATAACTTTTGGAAGACTGGTTATAACGCAGCAGCCGCCGACCTTGGCGTTGGTGCTTCTGGAGATAATTCTAACTTAATAGGCAATATCATAGAAGGAAACGGAACCACTCCAACCATCACAATTAACGGTGGGGCATCTGGGGTGAACAATCAGTATAACCAATTAATCGCATAACCATGGATAAAAACACAATCATCAACAAATATAAGCAGGAAGGAGAAGTAAGAATGGCAGCAGCAGACGCAGAAATAGCGCAGTTAGAGGCAAGAATAGCGGAGCTGGAGGTAGAGAAGGTATTAGTGCAGGCATCATTAGACGCAATAGATAAACTAAAAGAATAACATGACAGTTTCGTGGACCAATAGAACAATTCCATCTGCTACGTTTGAGGACAGAGATGAACCAATCGATTCATTTCTGGCACAGCAAACTTCAATAATGGATTTAATATTGTTAGAAGGCCCAGGGCAGGATGGAGATTTCATCGTATTAGCTCTGTCAGCAGACTATACAGACAGAACCGTGCCAACAGCTACCTATACAGAGAGAACAGTACCGTCAACAAACTGGATTTAAATAGAAAATGAGCAACAAGAAAATATCACAACTTACGTCAGGAACCCCAACAGCAGACGACTACGTACCATTCGTAGATCTAGCCGATAATACTACCAAGAAGGCAACATTTGCTGATTTTAAAGGCGACACAGGTATTAAAGGAGACACTGGAACGCAAGGTAATAAGGGAGATACTGGCACCACGGGATCTAAGGGCGACACAGGTACTCATGGTGATACGGGTGCTGCGTCGACCGTCAAAGGAGACACTGGTGCTCAGGGCACAAAAGGAGATACTGGTACAGCTGGCTCTAAAGGAGATACTGGTACAGCTGGCGCAAAAGGTGACACAGGTACTGTGGGTGCAAAGGGAGATACGGGGACAAAAGGAGACACAGGTACTCATGGTGATACAGGTACTCAGGGTATTAAGGGCGATACTGGAAGCCAAGGAGTGAAGGGGGATACTGGGACTCAGGGAGATACGGGCATTCAAGGAGACACGGGCGCTCCATCTACCGTAAAAGGTGATACGGGAGACCAGGGAGATACTGGTGTTTCTGGATCTGGTTCTACCGAGTTCTTCTTCCACTCAGACGCCGATGGAGTAATTTCTAATTATCAGAAGTGGCAGGAAGCTGCACCAAATGGAGGAGAAACTACACTAACTGCATCGGTGAGTTCTGGTGGTGGAGCAGTACAATTTCAGACTGGCGGCAACGCAATCTCATTTATTACAGACGCAGATTTTCCTGGTACAACAGTGATACCTTCTGGAGTATGGGAAGGAGAACTATATCTCGGTGTAGATAATGATTTAAGTTCATCAACGGCAGTAATCCATATATATAAGAGAGCTACTGGCGGTACAGAAACGGAACTATTCAACTTCACCTCTACAGAGATTAATGGTACTGGACCAACATTATACAATTTCCAGACTGCTCAGCCTAACATAGTCATCGCGGCTGATGATAGGCTGGTAGCCAAGGTATTCGCGCAGACTACCTCTATTCCTGCTAGAACAGTAACGCTTACCTATGAAGATGCTGTACATGCTTCTCATATTCACATTCCGTTCCTAACTCCTGGTCCACAGGGAGACACTGGAGTAACTGGCGCTAAAGGTGATACGGGCACGGCAGGTGCAAAGGGAGATACGGGGACAACTGGGGCTAAGGGTGATACTGGAACTCAGGGAATCAAAGGTGACACTGGTATTAAGGGAGATACGGGAGTAAAGGGAGATACTGGCGCAAGTAATGGGTGGACATCAGACGGAACCAACGTCTATGTAACAGATACCGCAGACAAAGTTGCCATAGGTGTTACGCCTGGTACTTTATATCAGCCGCTATCTATTGGAGCCAACACATCTATTGGTATCTCTGGCTCATTCAACACCGCACTGTCCCTACAAACAAACGCAGGACTTGGTGTTACAAATAACACGAACGCAGTCTTCTACTTCAGATATCTAGACTCTATTAAAAGAGGATTCTTCGGTGCTTACGATTTCGCAAATGCTCTAGATTTGCCAATCACCATTCAACCAGATGGTGGTGAGGCAAAGTTCCTTGGCGCAGTAGCCATAGACAAGGACGCTGGTTCTTACAGACTAGAACTCAACACAGACTCTGCTGCAAAGCCAGGAGCAGGAGGACTATGGACGGTAATCTCTGATGAATCTATCAAGGAAAACATTATTCCTGCTGACCTCGATAGATGTTATGAGATTGTTAAGACGGTTCCGCTCAAGAGATATGGATTCAAAACCAATGTCTATACTGATGATCAGGTTAAAGACAGAAATGTACTTGGCTGGACTGCGCAAGACGTAGAACCAGTCTTCCCTCACTCTGTCGGACAATCAGAAGTTCACCTCCCATTGCAAGAAGGCAAAGAGCAGGAATGGAAAGACGGAGAAATCAGGAGAGGGGTTATGCCAGCTAAGGATATGAATGGTGGCCAGATGCTTATGGCTATGTACGGTGCTATTCAGAAGCTTCAACAGAAGGTAGAAGAGCTAGAAAAGCAATAATGGATTACGATAAGAGCATCAAGATGGTCGGCCGATGGGATTACTCAAAGTATACCGAGCCGACAGTTTACGGGCGGGAGACTACCTATAAAGAGGGAGCTGAGTTTCTCGATGGTCACGGTAAGATAGAAGACTGGGGCTGTGGAATCGGTGGATTCAGAAAGTTCATCAAGAATAACGAGTATATCGGTATTGATGGGTCTGTTGGGCCATTCACAGACAAGGTTGTAGACCTAGAAGAATATACCAGCAACGTACCGTGCATCTTTATGAGAGCGGTACTAGAGCATAACTTCAACTGGAGACAGATTCTGAAGAACGCCATGCTCTCGTTCACTGATAGAATGGTGCTTGTCACATACACACCGTGGAAGGATAAAGAAACTCTAGAATATGTAGACTGTGCTGGTATACCGATCATAGACTTTAACAAGAAGGAGTTGACAGACTTCTTCGGAGATGTTGCATGGACAGAAAAGCAAACAGAGAGCAATACCGAAGTACCAGAGACGATATTCTTTTTATCTAAATAGATGACGAGACACAGGAACCCAGACTGGAACCATGATGAATTACACTGTAAAATGTGCTTTTGTCAATTCGGAGACAATGAATACAATATCGTGAGTACCGCAGATAAGAAAATTTGTCAGTGGTGCATTGACCATATAATTAACAGAAGTCAAGAAATCTCGGATAGCAATGTGTCAAAACCCCAGCAAATACGCCATTTAATTGATGTCGCATAACGTAGATTATACGACGTTGGGGGGCTTGAAATGAATCGAAAATAGGAGTATAATGGAGTAGTAGGGATCAGTAAGGTCGATCTGATCGTCAGAATAAATCGGCCATCATAGCAGAAATCAGCTGGATACAAGCGTCTAGGAACCGCCATCAAGTTGATTATAAAGAGGAGTCTCTGGGTTCCAGCCACCTAGACGCTCCAGGGACCCTCTTTATAGAACGCTTGGTGGCTTTTCGTTAGATGGAAATAGATCCAGAAAAGTGGAATAGAGTGATGGGAGTGATAGATGAGATCCTAGAAAGGCTGAGACTACTAGAAGATGCGAAGGGAGTGGCCCTAAATGTGGCGAAGATGATAGATCAAGTCTGTCCACGATGTGGATATGGAATGCTGAGACAGTTCACGGGTGGTAAGTTTGGGACATTTGTGGGCTGTGACAAGTACAAGGAAACAGGCTGTAACTATAAGATAAACGTTGTATGGAAGAAATAAAACAAGATAAAAGTAAGAGATTGCCTCCATTCGCTTGGCAGGCCAAAGAGGTGTTAAGGAAGATACAGAAGGAGATCAGCGGATCCACCAGAGCCAAAGCAATGGCATATTACCTGGCTATAACGTGGATAGCATCTGACTTCACTGGGCATGAAAAGGAAGTAACAAACTGGACGGGCTTGATAGTAGAGAAGTCTGGGCTCAAGAGACCTACTGTGTACAAAATGCATAAGATAATGGCTAAATTGGGTATTATTAAGGAGACAGTGGTGGGGAAGGGGAAGGGCGGACACAACAAGATAATCGTTGAATTACTTAGATAATCATTGCTGTACCGTTATTGCTATGCAATAATTGCTATGCAATAATGATACTAGGTAGAAGAGGTTAGTATTGGTAGAAGAACATGTATGGTAGAATTCAGAATAGAAGCTCTCTTTACCAATACTTACCATGTAATCAGCAGAACTTAATTAAATCTATGAAGAATCAAAAGAAATCTCACATAACAAGAAAATCCTCTATCCCAGGAAATTCTTCTATGCCGAGCAAGAAGAATTCCCCCGCTACTAAGCAACCATTGTATGGCACTGGCCTGCCCCGCACCCAGGACACCGTGCGTAGATGGTACGCTCAGCCTGCCAAATTGACCGTAGAGGGCGTTCTCGCCCCAGTATTGAGAAACTATAACTAGCATGAGTAAAAAAGGACGCAAATGGGGTAGATTGTTGGATATATTTGTACCGATTCGCGGAATGTCTGGTAGCGGTGCGTCTAAAAAGGGATTCGAACTTAACTTCGCCTCAATAGACAAGAGGAGACCACATCATCCATATGATGGGGAGCTTGGTATAGATATAGCATTCTACTTTGAGGGAGAATATCTGGGGGATATAGATAATCTGCTTAAATCCCTCTTCGATGCGATGCAGAAAGACCATTATCTTGTTAATGATCGGCAGATAAGGGTAGTCAAGGCGGAAATTATAGAGAATTCTCTATTGCAAGGAATCAGAATAATATTGAATAAACACTAAAGAACTATGCGTAAAACAATAGACTTCCTCCTAGGTGCCCTTATAGGGCTAGGAGCGGTAGCGATAGTAGCAGTCTGCGTCAGTATAATAATAAACTAAATCTCTCACAATGGTTAAGAAAGAACATCCAGGCACAATAAACACAAAAATTAAAGGGCAGAAAGTAGTGCAGAAATATAAGAGTAGAGTAACAACGTACTTCTACAAACATCCGCTAGATGGAGAAACCTGTATCGTCTGCGGATCAGACCGATTCGTTAACGGGCATCACTGCTGGCAGAAGGTGAATGGCAAGACAAGCTGGAGGAAGCGTACCGAGGATTGGCGCATGATCCCGCTGTGCCGCAAGCATCATAGCTTATTGCACGGGTTCAACCATAAGCCAGTACCCCACATAGAGAATATCCTCTGGCAGGCATTCATAATGCGGTTAATCTCCAAACACAATGAGAAAGAAACAAAATAAGAAAGGAGACTGGGTAGATATAGCTGTATTCGTAATAACAGGCATAAAGAATCTTCTTGGACTTGCGCTGATCATCGCAGTCATCAAGTGGATTTGGTATCTCGTATGAACAACATTGATATCGGTGGATTAATATTCCTGTTCTGGTAGGGGGCTTGAAAAGAAATTCGATTCGTGGTATAATTATATTGCTAGATAGTGACAGTTGAGGTTTTCTCGGATCAGTTCACAATTGAACGGCAGGACAGCAATCCATCTCTCACTGGTAATTTCTAAATATACCACCTGAGAAAGGTGGTTTGTTGTTTTGCTGGAGGGCGTAGGGTTTGACATAATGATGAGTAGTTTGCAGACATACCAGTAGGTATCCTGCACTGTGGAACAAAGGTCTTGCTAGAACCTCCACGTAACAAATATTTATCATTGTGGGTCACTCATTACTTTGGTGTGAGAGCCAAAGGTTTCGCGGGCCGCATCCTATTTCCTCCAGTAAGACAATAAACACAAAGCATGGCAAGTACATACGAAACTCTAGCGAATATCCAAACTAATATTCGCAACATAGTCCAGAAAGATACAAACACTCTCACCGACGCAGTTCTCCTTCCGATCGCAAACAAGTGGTATAGGAATATTCTTAGAGAATTATCAGGATTGAATGAGCAACTATTTGCTCAGATTTCTAGCACCTCGCTAGTGGCTGGTCAAAGGGAATACCCGATGCCAGCAGACGACATCACTGGCGTTACCTCCCATCCTTACGGTGGTGGAGCAATCCAGCTAACCAGAGTAGAAGTAGCCCTAGATGGGGCTAACTGGTACGTAGCGAAGCAGATTCCATCTTTGAATAGTATTAGAGATCTAACCTTTAGTGGAGGGCCAAACTCTGTAGATTCTTTTTATCAGACAAATGAGCCCGCTTTTGCCCAGTTTGATGATAGCATAATGATTCTGCCAAGTCCAACGGTTAACGTAACCAATGGGCTGTACATCTGGTACATCCAGCGTCCCGCAGAAATGACAGCAACATCTGATATCCCCGACATGAAGGCGGACTGGCTTAACGTGCTAGAACAGGGAATGCTCGTAGATGTCTACACGCTCCTTGGTCGCATTCCAGAATCAGATAGAGCACTTAATAAGTATCAGCTATTTACCAACCAGATGAAGAACCTAGAGAACAAGTGGAATCCCACCGTACTCAATCCTGCATCTAAGGTAATAGATTATATCTAATGGCCAAGAAACCAGCACAACCTAGATCAGTTACTATGCCTAAGCAAGGCCCAGTAAAGGGTGGTTGGATTTTCGGAGCACCTAGTGGAGATTCGGCAGCAAAACAAGCAAGTAAACCCAAGAAATAAATGAATTCATTACCTCAAGAGACACAAAATACAGTAGAGATATCTTCCTTAAAAGCAGATATGACGCAGATTATGACAAACCACCTGCCACATCTTCAAACAGCTATCGAGAAGATAGATGGAAAGCTAGACAGACTACAGTGGTTCTTCTTTGTTACAGCGGTAGGCATGATAGTTAATGTAATGTTGCAGTTAATTAAGATTGCATAATGTCTGATAATCAGATTATACAACCAGAATCCGAATCGGCAGACAATAATGGAATTAAAACCGATGCAAAAGGCAAATTTATTGAGGGTACAGTTGGCGGGCCAGGAAGACCAAAGGGAAGCCTAAGTCTAACAACAAAGATTAAGCAGATATTAGAAGATAACCCGCATCAATTACAATCACTTATTAGACAAATACTAGAGAAACACCCAGAT